CAACGAATGAGGTATCCAGAAATGGGAGCGAAAGCTCAACCAACAAAAAATCTTCCATGAAGGATGTCTATTTCAAGCAAATGAAAAAGGCACTCTTCCTCGAGACACCAAAACAATTAAGTAATGTGTACAATATGGAAGAAGATCTTGTTTACAAGGTCATCTTGGCGATAGACAGTATCATAGAGTTATATTCTCTATTCGGTTGTGAAAAACCTGAGCCAAGGAAATGGTTCGACAGTTCTAATCATAGGACTGAGGCGTACGAAAAACTTCGTTATTTAAAAGCGCGTGTGAACCATTCTCGTTACAAAACAATTCATCTTATGATGAAATTTGTTGAAGTAAACGGTGAAACTAGTTGGGTCAAATTCTTTAAATGGAAATTTGCCGCATACTTTGCTTACGTTCGTCAGGAAGATATTCCGGAACGGCCTGATTTTACTTATGAGGAAAATGTTTTGTTTTCCCATATTCATTTTCTGGGTGGAAGTTTTCATGACTTCTTAGTTAGCTTAAAAGCCAACAACCCAAACAGGTATATGCAGTTTGTGGATTCAACTCAACAATTGAAAAAATCGATGCCGGCTGTCTCTAAATCTATGATTGAAAAGGCTGAAAAGGATACGATGTTGGAACTAACTCTCCCTAAGGATGAGATTCTTCAACTCGATAATTTAAATGTTCATTTTGATGAAGTCCGTAATAAGACTGATAAAATAAGTGAACTTTATAATCCTGTCGATTTTGTTGTCTGCATGGAAGATGTGAAGCTCCAGTTAAGGAGAACTGTCACTGAGATCTTCCAGAATGAAGAACTTCGGTATTCAGATATTATCGAGCCATTCTTCCCTTCGACCTCAGGTAATTATAACTGGGTGAGAAGATATGGAGGTACTGTGGGTTTATTCTCAGAGTACGGTTTGATGAATACACACGATGACTTTAGGTTATTGTTTGATATTGGTGAGCAGAGCTGCTCTTTCTCTCATCATGTTGCGAAGAAGTTCGGAATTAGTGGTCAACACGAACAAGTTTTACTTGATATGGATCGTGAAGCTGGTCTTGAACAGCCAGTGGACGGATCTATCGTTTGCGTCGACTTCTCTAATATGCAATCGCATTGGAGGTCAGTATACTTCGGGATCTGGGAAAAGTCCTTAAAGGAAATTCCTTATGTAAAGACCGTTGGTCTTGCGGAACCGTTAAAAGTTCGCGTTATCTCGAAGGGCCCCCCTGCAACATATTTTTGCCTTAAACCTATCCAGAAGTGGCTCTGGTCTGTCTTGAAGAAACATTCATGTTTCAATTTGAT